ATCACCAGCTACTAAGCCTGAAGTTGCATCCCATCTTCTATGTCTGTTAGAAGTTGGTGCTGTTACATCACTTCCAAACGCGAGGTCACCAAGATTCTGTCCAGAAGTTAGAACAGGTCTTAATGCGCCACTGTTTTTAAGTGTGTAGTTAATACCAGAAAGCGTTAAAAACGCTAATTGGTCGATACGATCAGCCATTGCATACGCAAGAGCGTCTCTTGAGTGCTCACGAAAGTTTACAACGGATTTTTGATCAGCTAATCTACCAGCAAGTCTATTAGCGAATCTTAATTGATCCAATTGTACGACGATGTCGTAGGCTCTTAATGTCTCTTCATTACCTTCAAGAGTGTTGTCCCCAACAATACCATCACCAGACATATCGGCAAGAAGTGTTAATACAGCTCTTGCTCCCTTTTCTGATTGAGTAAGCTCAGATATTCTCTGAACCATAGCGTTAGGTCCGCTACCCGCGAATTGGTTAATGAAGGACATATTCCTAGCAACACGCCAAAAATCACGAGACCAGATAGTAAGCTGTTCACTGGTCAGTGATGAGAAGTTTGTGTTAGCCATTGTGGCGTCCTCCAAAATTAAATTAAATTAACTAACCAGTCGCTTTTCTATTGTGGGCCGACTAATTTACCCGTATACCCTTTATCGTTGGGACACGTTTTCGTGTTTTAACGATCACGACATCTGCCAGATTTACGCCATGACAGGCGAAAACGTTTATTAACGGAACGACCCGTGCTAAATATCGCTTTAGCGTGCGAACTTATATGTTATACCAACTATGTACCAAAGTCACCACGTAATCTTCGTAGGGTTTCTTCCGGCAATGCGGCAAACTCATCCTCAGATAACTTAAGCAAATCTACTTTTTTCTCTCCTCTTGCCCCTTCCCCTTTCATTTGAGGTGGTTGAGAGTCAGCAGCCTGTAGTTTTTTATTTATATTTGCTACTTTTTGCTTGTTTTGTACTTCTGGATCAACTTTTGGCGCAGGTTTTACCGGCTCTGGGTTAAGTAAAGTAGGTTGTTTTGCTGCCAAAGTGTAATTTGTGGCTTTTTCTAGTGCATCTGCAGGCGCATACCCTTGAGTCATAAACGCATTACGTAGTTCAATGACTTCGGTTTGCAAATCAGCGTTAAAATCAGCACTATTTTCATTCAAAATAGAGTATTTTGCTTCAATTTCAGCTGCTTTTGCTTGTAAAGCCGTCATTTCTTGGCTCTGTTGCACTGTTTGCCCCATTTTTTGTTGTACTTCAAACATAAACTGGTCTTTTTCGGCATTTCTTATCTCATTTCTAAGACTTACAGCCTTTTCAGCTTCTCCATCAAGTACTAACTGCTGATATTCTGCTTCTTTTGCAGCAAAATCATACTCGGGGGCATTTTCTACCTGTTGTTGTTTAGCTTGATTCATTTCATCTAATTGTTTTTGTAAAGCTTTTTGTTTTGCCAACACCTCGTCTAACCTAGACTTTGGTACCATAGGGGGTTTTTGTTGGTTTACTTCTTCGGTAACGTTGTCATCGCTTCCCTCAATTGACTGAAGATCTGGTTGTGGAGTTCCTTCGCTCTCTCCATCCACGCTTTCTTCGCTAACAGCTTCTGGTTCTGAAGATTCTTTTTCTTCTTCTTGCTGTTCAACTTCTTCTTCAGCAACTTCTTCCTCTGGAAGGGAGTTAGTTTCTTCTGAGACTTCTTCATTTACTTCCTCCTCCTGGGGTTCGTCCTCAAAATTTAAATCAACTTCAAATGGTTTTGCATCTTCTTCGGATATGGCATCTGCGCCTGGCATTCTATCCATAACCATTTCATCTACATTAGTTTCTTCTTTTTTAGCCATACTTAATTACCTCCTGTAGGTCTGGGTTTCATGGCCGCAGTTGCAATTTTTGCAGCTGCAGTGGTTTCACTTTGCTCTCTTCTAACATCATTTGTCATGCCAGAAAGTCGCTCTCTTAAATCAAGTTCCTCTCTCTTCATTTGAAGCTTACTTTGTAGTTCAGCCACTTTAACTTGTGGTTCTGTAGCTTCGCCTTGAGCTTTAGCCATATTGAGTTGAGCTTCGGATTGTAATCTGCCAACTTCTGCTTCAAGTCTTGCAATCTCAAGTTGTGTTTGAGCAATAGCTGCTTCAGCCTGGAATTGTTGTACTTGAAGTTCAGCTTCTGTTGGAGGATTAGTTCCTTGCAATGCTCTAATACGTTGCGCAATTTCACCTTTGCGTTGTAACTGTGAGTATTCAACAATAAGATCATCTGGAATAGGTACGCCAACTTTTCTGAGTTCGATAGCTTGTGCAAACTGAGTATCTTCAAAAGTATCTCTTGATGGCATAGTGCTAATAATTACTTCGTATTCTCCTAACGTTAGATCATTAACAATTCTACCTTCCGGTGTAACTTGGTTAACTACCAAAGGAACACTTGGTTTCATAGGATCGTTTTCATCTGTAATTTGAATGATCCTTTCTTCAGTGTAGTAGTGTTGTACTAACTCTAAAACTTTTTCTGCTAAGTAGTATCTTGTTTTTCTTAAATTATCAAGCGGTACTTGAATCATTAAAACGCCGCGATTCTGTTTTGCTTGAATTGCAATACCAGAAACTTCTGGGCTATCTTGTCCTAACATAGCATCGGATATGCCACTGATTGTTTTAATATTCAGAGCAGCTTTTTGACTGATTCTGTCTAGACCGGTGGGAATCTGATTCGGAGGTATTTTTCCAGGGGGAGTGGAACCTCGATTATATTCGAGTACCAACCCAGTTTCCGCACCGTGTTCTTCTAGATCATCCGCTGTCATCCCAGTCAGCGAACCCGATTCTACAATCCAACCGCTGTTGGCTGTAGTGTTAACTATGTGCAATTCTTGTGATGAAATTTTATTTAATTGTTCTTGTGGTGATAAAAGGTTTCTTACCATACCAAAAGGTTTGCCTCTTCTCCAATATGGAAAATAAGGAACCAAAGTAAAAGAGTTATAGGGGGACCAATCATCGAATAATACTACAGTGTCCGCGGTCACCGTCCAACGGACTTTTTTAACTTGTTTTTTAATTATGTATAACCCAAAGTCGTCTGCAAACTTTTTATATTTTTTCTCATCCCAGCTGTAAGGAACTTCTCTTTTGTCCCCCGTAACTGGATCAACATAAAACATGCAGTCTTTTAATTTATAGTGTTGTCTTTCTACAACTCGAATTGCTCTTAATGCTCTAGCTTCTTCTGGATTAGTTGGATAGTCGCTTGAATATTCTCCACTATAGGTATCACCATATCTTTCTTCTTCATACTCAATAGAATCAGAACCTAATGTTGATCCAACCTCTGCGATTGTTCTGAGTTTATCTGCTTTGGCCTGACCATAAAGTTCTTCAATATCATCTATGCTCATCCACTTGGTTTCAAAAATTTCTTTCCAAGTTTTTGGGTCGTACTCTTTTGCATCAGGATCAATAAGAATATCTAGTGGGTCTTTTTGAACCACCCTAACTTCACCTTTAATGTGATCAGAAAAATCTATTCTGACATCAAACCAACCACGGTCTTGAATAAGACCATCTGAAAAAACTTGAGATTCAATCCACTCTAGTTTGTTATTATCTGCAATCTGTAGGAAAAGTTTGGTAAGAACATCTGCGGTTTCTTGTACGCCCGAACCGCGGGGCTTGAATTGTACGTCTGCTCTTCGCGTACTTTGTTCACCAATAACAGTGTTAATAGTTGGAAGAATAGTATTAATAGTAAGCGCGGGACGACCCTGATCATCCAATGCGGCTATATCAGCTTCGTCCCACTGCTCGCCCCGGTAAAAGGCATCGCATTGTTTTGCGATTTCAATATAATCTGTGTGACCGTGGTCTCTTGCTCGTGTATACGCTTCCCATTGTCTGCGTGCAAGGTTTGCTTCTTCTGCCGCGTTTAATTTTTCTTTTGGTTTTTTATATTCTGCCATTAAGCACTCATTGAAGATTTATGTTTAACACCTTTGGTCAAATATTTTAATTTATCTCTCCATGATGGAATATGCTCCGGTCTTTCATAGAACGTAGCAAATTCAGTCATCATTAGTCCTATCCACGCTAATGCATCGACTTGGTCATCGTGTGTACCATTTGGGAAACGCAAAAGTTCTGCGACCATTGGTCCAGTCCAAATGGCATCCTTCGGAAAGTATACCATACCTTGTTGCATTCTACCCTGTATTGCACGAGCTCTTGCTTCTTTATCTCTCTTACCTACTTTTAAATCTTTAAAGTAAGCTTCGTTCAATCCCCGTTCCCGAGTTCTCTTCTGTAGGAACGGACCGAGGGCCATTTCAATATGTCCTCTCTCTATGCCTACTATACTCGGGCGCCAGGTTTCGTACAAGTCTAAAATTTGCTCAACTAACTCAAAACCGTCGTACTTTCCGCGAACCACGTCAACCACATATAAAGTATCGTATTCATCGACCCCGACAACAATACCAACTGAGTAATCGTTCCGGTCACGCTGTCCGATCGCAAGATCCCATGCGCAATAGTAATTAAGGTGTGAAGTATCAATCTCATCAAAGTCGTAATATCTAATCATGTCTCGGCTGAAATAATCGCCTTCATCGGATACGGGATTCTGTTGATACAGAGCAGACCAATCTCGGGGACCGATGGCTTTCCTTATCTGCTCGAGAGCGTCTACATTATATCTCTCCGGATGTAAACTTTCACCCACTTTTCTAAACTTTTCATCTTCTTCTGCAATCGCTGGGTACTTAATTACTTCCCACTGGTCCGCACCATCTTCTGCATGTCGTAACAACTTACCCGCCAAGTCATCATCGTGCCATCTTGTAAGAATAACCAAGATCCCACCCCCCGGAGATAGACGGGTATACGCGGTTGATGTATACCAATCCCAGGTCGCTTCGCGGTTGTTTTCCGACTCTGCATCTTCACGGTTTTTTACAGGGTCATCGATAACCAAAATGTTTGCACCTTTACCCGTAATACCTCCCCCAACACCAGCAGCTA